AGGGTGATGGTCTGCGTGTAGGCGTTGGCGAGCCTGCCGACCTTGAATGTCGCCGGTGAAGGGCTCTGGGACTTCAGCGCGACGGCCATCTTGTACAGCGGGCTCGCGGTCGTGAAACCGTCGTCCAGCATGTCGTCGGCGTCCGTGTACTCGCGCACGCGATCCAGCCATGCGGTGTGGTACCCGGCCAACATGGGCATTCCGAAGTTGGGGCGCGAGGGCGCCTTGTCGGAAACCGTGACTTGAGAATCAACGACGTCTTCGAGACTGGGCATGGCTCACCTGGGCCGCGCGAGCGCGCAGCTATCGTGGGGGTTGCTTGTGGTGCGACGCGCGCAGCGACTGAGCCGAGGCTCAGGGCGAGTCGGGGATCAGTTTGGCTACTTGCTGCAGCTCAGCTGGGAGCTGGGTGCCGTCGGCGTCTTGGATGTGCGACGTGATCACGACACTCGCGATCCAGTCGACCGGAACGGGATCGGCGTCGTTGACGACTGTCCCAAAGGTGATGTCAACCGTTGCGCAGTCGACGTCACGGCCCTTGTCCTTGTACGGAGTCGGGATCGCGGGGCCGCACTTGTGCAGGGCGATCTCGGCGTTGAGCAGCTGTTGAATGATGCGCGGCCGGCGGATGCGGGTCCGGATCCGCTCGAGTGCCGCGAAGGCGTTCTGTGCATCCGGGTCCTCGGGTACCGGCACCGTCGCTTGGACCTGAAGCACGAACTTGCGCTGCCCGACCTGCGTCTCGATGAACTGGCCGTCCACCATCTCGCGGCGCGTCTCGTCCTCGCCAATGTTGACGCACGACGTGACCTTCAGCAGCAGCTCGAGCTTCTGGGCCGGGTTGATTAGACCTCGCGGACCATCCTTCCAGCCCGCCCTGAAGCCCTGGAGCGATCGCGTCGTGTCGGCGCCGATCTCGGTCAGAACCGTGATCAGCGTGGGGCGAATGGTTGACCAGCCGATCACTGCGCTTTGCCTGGCTTGAAGACCTTGAACGTGATCGAGCTGCGGAGCTGGCCGGCGGCGATCAGCGGTGTCGATGATCCCTTGGCGTCCACCGTGCTTGGCGCGTTGGGCGGTGGGACACCATCAGCCATCCGTTTCTGGATGCTCCCGACGGCATGCAGGCCGAAACGCTCGAGGCCCTGTTTGGGACCGCCGGCGAGCTTGCCCTTGACGACGGCCTGGCCGATCTTGCGCAGGTTCTCGCGGTTCTCGACCTCGTTCTCGTCGGCCCAAGCTCGAATGAAGGAGCGCTGCGGCACGCCGAGTCCGAACTCGTTGAAGCTCGCTACCTCAGCGACGGTCGGTGGCGGTCCGCTCGGTGCCGCTTCACCGTCGATCTGGATCTCGTGCTCGGCCGCACCCTCTTCTTCGTGGATGCCCACGCTGACGCGCCAAACGTTGGCGTTCTTGCCCGACACGGCCTTGCGGGTCGCGTTCTTGATGGCTTTGCGGATCGCGCCCTTGGTCGACTTGAACGCGCGCGAGCTTGAGCGACGCGCCTTGCGCGCCCTGACGCCAAGCTGCTTCATCAGCCGCTTGTAGCCACGGTCGACGTCGCGAATCTTCGCCTTGACCCGCCGACCGAAACGGCCGCGCCGCGCCATGGTGACCTCAGGGGTAAGCGGGGGTGGCGGCAGCTGCGGCACTGTCGCCGCTCGCCGAAGGCGCAGGCTCGGCCTGGCTGGCCAGGATCCTGTCGATGAACTGACGCTTGCTCGTCAGGCCAGCGACGTCGAGGCTGAGCTCGGCGGCCACCTGCTTCAGCTCGTCGAGCTTCAGCGGCGCGAGCGACTCTTCGGTGATCTCGACCGTCTTCTCTTCTGTCGCCAGCTTGGCGACCAGCGCCTCGAGCAGCGTCTTCTTGCTCGCCCCGTCTGGGATCGAAACGCTCGACGCCTTTGCAAGGTCGACGAGGTCGGGCTTGCTCATCTGGAACAGCTGATGCTCGGTCAGCTCCTCGAGCTGGATCTCGTCCTTGCCGGCCTCGGCTTTGCCCTCGAAGTCCAGGAGCTTCAGCGCACGGAAGCGATCGAGTTTGGGCCAGAGCTTTTCGGGCACGGCCTTGCGGGAGGTGAAGACGTTGTTGCCCTTGAGGATGGTGAACTGGAGCGCCGGCCACTCCATGACCTGGGTGCTGGTGATCTTGAACATGGTACGGGTCTCGCGTGGCGGGATGGTGGCGTGGCTCAGGCCTGCGGCTCGCCGCCCGTGGCGGGCGCTGGCGCGGCTTCGTTGGTGGGTGCTGGCGTCGGCTCTGGAAGCCCGGGCTCGCCGCCCGTGGCGGGCGCTGGCGCCTCGATAGCCTCGTCCTCGGCGTCGTCCTCGGCGAGTTCTTCTTCGCTGGGCGTGACGTCCTGGAAGGTGGGGGAGGCCTCGCCCTCCAGCTGCGTAGCGATGAAGAACTTGACGTGGCCGGAGCGGATGAAGCCCTTCATCTTGCGGATCACCGCCAGCGGCACGTCCTCGGGATTGGCGAAGTCGTTGGGCTCACCATGTCCCAGCGCGCGCAGGACGAAGCTGTGCTGCGGCCAGTCCAGGTGCATCGTGCTGGTGATGCGCATGAACTTGCGCTTTACCGTGACCGGGAGGGTCTCGGCATCCGTCGTCTCTTCGGGCTCGGTCATGTCGTTGATTCCTTGGTGGCTGGCCTACAGGACCAGCATGCGCGGCACACGCTCGAGCCGCAGCTTGCCAAGCTCGGTCGCGTAGGGGCCCTGGGCGTCGTCCCCACCATCACGGCGCATGCTCGCGCCGAACGGTGAGTCCCAGAGCAGGTGCGCGGTCATGAGGCTGAGCGCGTCGTCGTAGGCGTCGCCATACTGCTCGGCGCTCACGCGCAGCGCTGCGAGCGCGATCGTGGTCGCTACGAGCGCTTCGCCCGCCGATTCGAACTCGGGGCGATCCCGGAAGAAGCTTTCGGCGGTGATGGTCATGGCGTTAGATCGATGCGGCCAGCGTCACGGGCGAGGAGACCCGCGCTGGCCCGGCCGCATCCGTGGGGTCAGGCCGCGGCTTGCTTCTTGAGCTTGCCGTCCAAGATCTCGATCTTCAGCAGACCGATCTCGTGGTGCGGTGCGCCCTCTTTGCCCTTGTCTTGGGCGTCGACGGGACGGCGCTCGTAGTGCCAGCGCAGGCGCTCGATCGTGATGTTGTCGAGCTCGTCCAGCTCAAGCTTCCCCTTGCCGGGGATGGTGAAGAACTTCGGCCTTGCACCCCGTGCCGTCGGGAACGGCACGTTCAGGTCGAAGTCGAGGTTGCTCGTGATTCGGATCATGGTCTTGTCCTCCGGGGTCAGCGCCGCTGAAGCAGCGGCGCATCACGCTCAAGCTGATCAGCTGAGCGCGAAGTCGATGTAGCGACAGGCCTCGGGGTGATAGATCTTCACGCCGCCGCACTTCGCGACGCACGGGACGATCATCTCGAGACCACGCGCTTGGGGCGGCAACGCCTCGAAGAGGAGCGGCACGACGCCCTCCAGTACTTCGGGGTCGCGCTTGTACACGAGGCCGCGGTTTGCCGATGCGGCGCCGGCGCCGTTGCCTCGGTACCACGGGATCACGTTCTTGATATACGGGCTGTTCTCCAAGAACCACTTGAGGGCGGTCTTGTCGGAGTCGACGCCGTACGGGGTCGCCGCCATGACGCCGTAGGTGGCGGTCGGCAGGATGGCGGTGTCCGGGATGAATGCCTCGTTCGTAGCCGTCACGATCGCTTGCGCGGTCGAGTTCAGTAGGGCGATCTGCGTCGCGGCCGTGGTGGTACCGAGCACCCACAGCGTGCCTGCGACGATGCCCAACGCGACCACGTCGGCGTTGTTGAGCAGGCCCTCCATGCCGAGGCCGGTCTGGCTGTCGGTCACGCCGCTCGAGAGCAGCTTGTCGATCTGGCGCGCGATGGCCTTGCGGCAGGCGTCCGCCTTCTGCTGATTGAGCGGCTGGCCCAACCGAGCGGCGAGGCGCATCTCGAAGATGTCCCAGCCGAAGCTTGCGCCGAGCGGGCGAACGATGCCCGAGCGCTCCGTCTTGGAGACGTCGACGCGCGGCAGGTCGTCGGACCCGTTGGCGATGACCTTGGCCTCGCCCACGGTGTCGAGGACGAAGTACACGTACTGGATGATGTCGGCCGAGATGTCGGTCGCCAGCGGCACCAGGCTCATAGCCTTGAGCTCGGCGTAGACGATCTCGAACATCTTGTTGCGGATCTGCGTGACCTCGCGCTCGACCCAGGCGGTGTCGTTGGCGTCGAGGCGGACGGCGCTGTCGCCGCTCGCGTCCGACATTTGCTCCAGTGCGCGGCGAATAGCGGGATTGTGGAAACTCATGGGAATTGACTCCGAAAAAAGACTTGGGGGTTGGTTGGCGGGCACACCGCGGCCCGGCCGTTCGCGCTGTCGCGTTCAGCCAGGCCCTGCGGGTGCGGGTTGGGTTACGAGATGTCGCCGATCGACACGGCCGCGCCGTTGGTCGCGCCGGCACGAAGAAGCGCCATGTTTGGCGGCGTCGACGCGGTGGTGGTGTCGGCGTCGTTGCGGAACGCGCCGAGCTGCGTGCCGGTGCCAGCAGCAAATCGCGCGAACAGAGTGTCGCCGAATGCCAGCGCCTCCTCGGTGCGGATCCACACGCGGCCGCGCTTCATCACGCGGACGGCGTCACCGATCTCGTAGCCAACGCCCGAGGCCTTGGTCGGGTCGATGAGCGCAACGCCGACACGACCAGCCGTGACGTTACCCGTCGCGGTCGGCAGAGTGGCCTTGCCCTCGGCGCTCTCGTAGACGAGGCAACCGAAAGGGATCGCGACGGTGGCGATCCAGCTGACGATGTCCGAGAAGGAATCGTCGTATTCTTGGCCGGGCTGGCCGGCGTTGGGGTTCACGGCAACCGAGGTCTGAACTGCAGTGGTCATGCTTAGTGTCCTTGCGAAAAACTATGGGATGGGGTGGCGGCGCCCGCGGCTAAGCCGGCGCCGCCGATCGGTTGGTCAGCAGCGCACGCTCAGGTGAGCGGCTGCTTCCAGGCGTCTTGAGCGGTCTTGTTCATCTTCGTGCGCGCGTCGGACGTCGGGTCTTTGTGGCCCGGGTCCTGGCGCTTCACGCGCTCGAGGATCTTGGTGACGCTGTCGATGCCGTCCGTGCGGGTCACACCCGACTTGAGCAAGCTGTCGAAGATCGCCTCGATGTAGGCCTCGGGCTTGGCGCCGATGTCCTTGTCTTCGGCGTAGGCGGCGTCGCAGCGCACGACCTTGAGCATCAGGTCCTTGTCGGACAGCTCGGCGAGCTCATCCTCCAAGGCGTCCATCTTCTCCTCGTCGCCGTCCGGCTCGTCGGTGTAGGCGCGCATGGCGCGGATCGCGCGGCGCAGCAGGCGCTCGCGGGCCTTGCGCTTGGACTTGGCGGCCTTCTCTTCCTCCGCGGCGTCTTCCTCGGACTTCTTGGCCTTCTTCTCGAAGAGGTCGGCCTTGCCTTCGGCCTTGTCGCAGCGCTCGACGAGCTGCTTCTTCTCGGTCTCGGCCTTCTGCAGGTCGGCGAGGTGGGCGTCTTCGAGGTGCTTGATGTGGGCGGCGGACCCGTACTCGAGGTCTTTGCCGTCGATGCGGATCACGGTCTTGGTCTGAGGCTCAGCCATGGTGTCTGTTCTTTCGTTTTCGGGGTCAGGGGTCTCGACGCACTCAGCGGCGTCTTTGGCGTCGAGGCGCAGCGCGACATCAGTGCCCGCTCGCCCCTTGCCCTTAGGCAACACCGCTACGTGGTTGTAGCGAATGCGCCGTTGGATCACATCGTAAGGCTCGCCGTTGTAGACGCCGGGTTCGGCGAAGAGCTTGCAGCTGTAGCCGCACGAGATATCGTGGAGGCGTCCGTTCTCGATGTCAGCGATCGCGGTCGGATCGTTGATGACGAGATCGACCTCGACGAACTTGCCGTCGCGTCGCACCTGCTCGGCGTGACCGAGCGTGGCGTCTTTCCAATTGGCGACGCTCAGCAGGCCCTTGTGGTGGGCAAGGTCGGTGACCGTCGCGCCGTGCAAGCTGGCGAGCGAGTCGGTATTGAAAACTTCGTCCGGGTGCCGGAGCTCACGACGGATGGTGCCGTCGGGGCGGCGGTAAGGCAGCACGCCGGTTCGGGTCACGCGCGCCGGCACGCGAAGCCCGCCCACCTGGGTGCGCGAGAACTTCGACACCGACCCCATGAAGTCGGTACGGACGACCGCGTCAGCTTCGCCCGCGTCGGTGCGAGCGGCCTCGACGTGGTCCTTGGCTCTGAAGCCCGTGAGAGCGCCGGCGTCGGCGGGCACAGGGCAAACCGAAACCTCGTTCAGCTCGTTGTCGCGGAAGACGGAGACGGTCTCGCCGTCGCGCTGCTCCTTGGTCTCGGTGCCGTAGGTGAAGCCCACGGACACGCCGCGTACCAGCTTTGCCTTGACGGCCTGCCAGACCTCCTCAGCCTTAGGGTTCGCTTCGCAGGTCGCGAACGTGATCCGCATCTCGAGGCCGGCAGCCGTCTGCTGAACCTCTGTGCCCCAGCCGATCGGCAATTGACTCTGGTCGTGCGCCCACAGGATGACGTTGTTCTCAATGAAGCGATCGAGCTTCCACGACACAAGCGCTTCCTGGCGCGGAAGCCATTCGTCCTTCTCACTGTCCCAGTAGCCGCCCAGCACGGGATCGCTGGTCGACGCGACGACGCGCACGCTGCGCGAAGCCTCGTCGATGCCGCCGAGAGTGAAGAGGCGTTGATTGGGTGCCATCAGTCTTCGTCTTCGAGTTCGGGAAGCCGCGGCATCGAGATGCAGCGGCACAGCGGCGGCTCGCCGGGCAGCACGGCCTCGCCGTCGACCTCAGGCGGGTCGTCGATGCTGAACAGTTCGCCGTCCATTTCAGCGTGGCTTTCGCGGACGCGCTCGTCACCGGACGATGTCCAGTACGCCTCCTCGATGCCGGCGGCGCGCATGCGCTCGTGACTGATCTGGCTGTTGAGAGTCGTGATCTGGTCGCGCGCTAGGTAGTCAGCCTTGGAGCGCGAGACGTCGAGTCGGTCTTCGATGGTGCGCCGCAGCTCGGCGACCGTCTTGTTCGAGCCCTTGCTCAGGATGTCCGACAGCTCGTCGCGCTCGTTCTCGAGCAGCGATCCGACGCGGGCCACGTTAGCCGAGCGCCAGTCGTCGATCAGAGCGCCGATGGCCGGCTCGTCCTTGCGTAGGTTGATGCCAAGCCGCTTGAACTCGCCCTGACTGTGGCGCTGGACCTTGACGGCCAGGCCCTTGGAGTTTGCCTTGGCGGCGGCCTTGGCCGCCTTGACGATCGCCGCCACGCCAGGGATAGCTGGCCCGCCGCCATCGGCGGCGTCAGTGCGCTCGGTCTGCTGGGCGAAACGAGCGAGCCCCATGCCCAAGACGGATCGGGCCAGCTGCTCGATGCTGCGCCGGATAACCAGCGCCATCGCGAGCTCGGCACCTCTTGGCAGACGAGGCGCCCGCGCGAGACGCTGTGCCCTACTCGGCGGCCGTCGCCGGCGAGCTTTGGCCGCCTTTGCGAATCGGCTTTGGGGACGCGGCATTGATGACCTTCGCGCCGCGCTTCAGGAGGTCGATGACGATCTTGTTCCAAACCGTCGACACGCCCTTGTCCATGGCGCTCTGCTCTTTGGTCAGCTCATCGAATGGCTTGGCCGTGAGCACGATCACCGCGTTGAGCGGTGTGCCCGGGTTCTGAGCGAGCCACTTGCGCAGCGCTCGAGCGGTCGCGACGCCCTCGATGACGAAGGCGCCGGGGGTCTCAAGCCAGTCTGCCGCGATCGCCGACACCTCGCTCCAGTCGTGGGTCTGGATGAGGTCGTCCGTGCGCAGGAGGCTTAGCCCAGGCATCGCCTGTCGCTCCTGCTCGGGACGCTGGAGGTATTTTGCGGCGATGCGATCAGCCAGCGTCGACTTACCCGTGCGCGGGCCACCGACGATCACGACGCGCAGCGCGTTGCCGATCTCGTCGAGCAGCTCGTCGTGGGTCATGGGGTGGGTTCGTCGTCAGGTTTGGGGGCTGGTTCTTCAGGCTTGGGAGTGCCCTCTGGGGCGGGCACCTTCGGCTGAAAGGGCGGTGCGCCTGGTGGTCCACCAAAGCCGCCGAACGCGGGCTTGGGGCTGGGATCCCCGCCGCCCTCCTTCGTGCCTTCGGCGGCGCCCTGCGCTTCGCCCTGGGCCTTGAACTGGGCGAGGGTGAGCTCTCCGTCTGGACCTTCGAGCGGTGGGAGCTTGAGGCTCGCGCGGGCTTCGTTGACCTTGATGACCGTCGCGGCGTCGGTCGGCGCGAGCTCGACATCGGGAACGTCGTTGTCCTTCTCGGGCGCCGGCGTGAGTACCTTGTACTCGCCGACGATAACGGCCTCGCGGACCGCGCGACCCTCCGTGGTGAGCACGATGTCGTTCTCGTAGCCGTCCGGAGACGCGCGCTGGAGCGCGACCTCTTCCGGGAGCAGCTCACCCGAATCGATTCGGACCTTGTCCGTGTCGGCCTTCAGCTTGCGCGTGGTCGCCGCGGCCTGCGGGCTCTCCGTCCAGAGTGGCGGAAACTTGATCAGCAGCGCCTTGGGCTCGACCGCGAACTCCTTGGTAGCCAGCGCGATCTTGACGATGCGCCGGATCTTGGGAGCAAGCTTACGGGTCTGGTCGCTCCTAATCTGATCGTAGAACCAGCGGAAGTCGGACTCGCCGGTGGCGTTCATGCCGGCCGGCGACTGACCCATGAGGATCGTCACTGGCATGCGAACGGCTGCAGCCAACCGCAGGATCAGCTTCTCGAGCGTGTCCGGGATCCCCGTCATGGGGAACGGATGCCGCTCGAAGGACTCACCGCCCTTCGTGCCGCCGCTCTCGGAGTCGCCGGCGTCGATGACGATTGCGCGAACGACGCTGCGAGCTTCGTCCATCGCCTTGAGGCGTTCTTTCAGCGCTTCGCCTTGCCCAGAAGCAATGGCCTCAGCGAGGCCGGACATCTTGAAGACGGCTTGGTTGGCGTCGGCGAGCAACACCGACACCGAGTTCCAGCCCATGTTGAACTGGCCGAGCACTTCGTGCGCGCGCTGCAGGACCGAGTGGTCCCAGCCCGCGTTCATCTCACGCTCGCGGATGCCCGTCGTGCCGCCGCCGAACATGACCAGCCGGCTCTCGTGGACGACCGCGACCGGCGTGTCCGTGTACGAGCTGGGCGACGTCACCATGTACGTCTCGACCTGGCCGAGCTTGCCGCTTGCGGCTTCCCGGTAGTATGTGAGCGGCCATAGGTAGCGGCGGTCGACCTCGTACACGTACGAAAGAGAGTTTGCCTTCTCGGCCTGCAGCGGTGCGGCAGCCGAGCGACCGTCGTCGCAACCAAGCAGGAGGCC